CTGGGGGTCGCCAACGTTCCCCAGCTGCAGATGGGCGGCGGGACAACAGAGAATTGGGCTAAGGTTTCATAACCATGACGAAATTGCCACGGTCAAATGCGACACAGGAGCTTGGAGTTTCCAGCGGTGCCAAGTCATCGTACCGTGGAATTCGCTTCGGTGACGACGAGTTTTTGCAGCAACTCCGTGGTGACAGGGCCATCAAGGTTTATCGGGAAATGCGCGACAATGATGCTGTCGTGGGCGCCCTGATGACGGCGATGGACATGATGCTGCGGGCCGTGGAGTGGCGCGTTGAACCCGCTTCTGAAGAACCTGACGCCATCGTGGCCAAAGAATTCGTTGAGAGTTTGTTCGACGACATGTCGCATACTTTCGACGAATTCATGTCGGAGGTGTTGAGCTTCCTGACGTTTGGCTTTTCCTTTTTCGAGACTGTGTACAAGCAGCGCTTGGGCCCGGATCAGGCCGACCCTGCGAAGCGGTCCAAATTCAACGACGGGAAAGTGGGCATTCGTAAACTGGCGCCCCGGGCCCAATGGACCCTGGACCACTTCGAAGTGGATGATTCAGGTGGTCTGGAAGCATTCGTGCAGCGGACCGACGCCAAAGTCGTCAAAATCCCCATCGAAAAGGGACTATTGTTCCGCACGTCATCGAGCAACGGTGGCCCGGTGGGGCGTTCCGTTCTCCGGAATGCCTACCTGTCTTGGTACATGCTGTCGCACATCCAGGTCATCGAGGGTATCGCCATTGAACGGGAATTGAACGGTCTGCCGGTGGGCAAGATGCCTTCCAGTTATCTCGCTGCTGACGCTGACGCCACAAAACAGGCCGTCAAGACGGCATTCGAACAAATCCTCCGGGACGTGAAGAACAACGAACAGGGTTACATTTTACTCCCGTCGGATTTATACCCGAACGTGGATGGAAGCCCCAGCGGCGAGTCCATGATATCCTTCGAGTTGATGTCGTCCAGTGGCACCCGGGACATTGACACGGGCGGTGTGATTCGCAGGTACCAGGGCGACATCGCCAGGACCGTGTTGGCCGACTTCATCCTGTTGGGTCAGACTGACAAGGGTTCGTTCGCTCTGTCGAAGAGCAAAACCGACCTATTCCTGCGGGCCCTGGAAGGGTACTTGAACAACGTCGCGGCAGTGATAAACAGATACCTGCTCCCGCCCGTGTGGCAGTTAAACGGTTTTGACCGGGAACTGATGCCCACCATGGTGCCCGGTAATGTGGCCCCGGTGGATTTGGACGAACTTGGCCAGTATATCAACCGTCTGGCGGGTGCCGGGTTTGCTATCTTCCCCGACGACGAAGTTGAACACGCCCTTTTGGACGCTGGTGGGCTTCCTGCCGAACAGGACCAGGACCCTGATTTGATGGGCCGGGTGCCCGACGAAGACGAAGATGTGCCGGAAGACACCCCGGGGGCTGGCGACGAATGATTGGGGGTCTGGCGGCACTAAGGCACCAGAAGCGAAAGCACCCCCTCCCGGTCCAAAAGGAAGGGCGGAAGAAGGTATTGGCCCGGATGGATGCCGCCATTGACCGGGGCGAACGGAAGATTAAGGATGCTTTCGTCAGTGGTGTTAAGGATCTCCAGAGTGTCGTTTCGGTTGATACCATCGCGAGGGTCCTGGAAACCCAAGGCGCCGACGGCGTTGTAGGCCTGTATGACCCCACCACGACGGCCAACGCCTTCCAGGGTCTTGGGGCTGCTATTGGCGACACGGCTGCGGAGGGGGGCAAGATTGCGGCGACAAGCCAGGGCCCCGTGATTGGGGTCAACGGCGTCAAGGTGAATTTTGTGTTTAATGCCACGAACCCCCGGCTGTCGTCGTTTGCCCAAAGTGTCGCGGCGACGAGAATTCGAGAGATCAGTGAAGACGTGCGTGGGGTGGTGCGAGACACGGTGCGCGACGGTACTGTCAGGGGTTTCAATCCCCGGGACACGGCGCGACGGGTTCGCGCCAGCATTGGTCTGACCAGGAAACAGGAACAGGCTGTACAGAATTTTCGGCGTGGCTTGGAAACGCGGGACCCCGCTGTTCTTGCCCGTCAGTTGAGGGATCGGCGTTTTGACCCTGCCGTGCGGCGGGCGATCTTTTCGGACGTACCGCTGGACCCTGCCAAAGTCGACAAGATGACCAATCGGTACCGGGAACGGTACGTCAAGTTTCGGTCTGAAGTTATCGCCAGGACGGAAAGCACCAGAGCCATCAACGGCGCCAGTCGGGAGCTTATGGAGTCCTACGTTGACGAGGGGCTGATCGACGCGGGGCAGATTCGGCGTTTTTGGCACCATACTCGTGACGCCAGGACGCGGGAAGCTCACCGGCAGATCGACGGCATGAACCCCGACGGCGTCGGCTTAAATGAACCTTTCAATACCCCCCTGGGCCCGTTGATGTACCCCGGGGACCCATCTGGTACGGCGGAAAATACGATCCAGTGTCGTTGCACGGTGTTTGATCGGATAGTCAGTGCTGAACTCCTGGGCACCAGTGCCCCGGAAGGCGTCGGCCCGGTGCCCGTCCAGGACGAAAACACACTGGACGCTGTTGTCGCTGGTCGGCCCCTTCATGAGCGCGGGCGGGTTCGTTCGGCTTTCAGTTCGGCGCCCCCGGTGATGATGGCCCTATTGCGTAAGATCAAACCGACCCAGGACATTTACGACGTAGCCGGGGCTACGTCCCACTTCCAGATCAAATGGGAGGGTGCGGGCAACTTCACCCCAGTGGGCCGGATCACTATGAATTCGGGCTACAGCCCCACGAAGTATGACGAAGTGTTCCGGCACGAATACGGGCACCATATTGACGCGATGGCGGGCACGACCCTTGCCCCCATTAAGGGCGCTTACGAGTCATACCGTGCGGCGACGGCCCTACGCCACGACGGCGACAAGATGGTCAAGGCCCTGACTGGAAACCCCGAGCGAATCCGGGACTATTTGCCGGTAAGCGCTGAAATGACAGCCCAGTCGGAAAAAGTGCTCCAGTCCACTTTGACGATTTTCAACCGGGTCAATAAAAGAGTGGAGGCGGGCGGGTCCCTTAAGACAACCCTGCGTAAGGAGTATGCTGACCGGGGTTTGGACATGGACGAAATGGCCCAGCACTTCTACCCCCTGCGTACGGGTGGTGCGGCTTCCAATGCCCGTTTCTTGGCGGCATGGGACGAAAAAGACCACGCGTATTTGTTCAGTGGCGACGTGATGGACTGGACGAAGCCCACCACTGAGGGTCTTTTTGGGGGCGTGAGTGATTCGATTCAAGCGTCCACTGGGGGTAGATTCGGTCATCGATACGGCCACGACAGTTCGTACTACGCGGATTACTTCAAGTATTACGACCAGCGGGGCTTGGCTAATGCCAAGGGTGGTATCGCGATCACGCCGTTGAACACCACCCAAGCTTTTGCCAACTTTGTTGATGTCTATAGCTCCCGTAGTGCTGTGGGCCGGGCTTGGTATCAGCACTTCTTGCCCGAAACGTACGACGCATTCGAAAAGCGTGTCTTTGAATTGGCCAAGTAGGAACTCATGGTAGACATGACGTTGGCAGAGTTGGCGCGGTTGACGGATCTCCCCGGGGATTCGCCTTTCGATGCCTACAATAAGCGCTGGCCGGGTACGTTGCCTGATGCGTTCCAACTGTCTGAGTTCCAGTTTGCCAACTTGGCTGATTTTGTCCAAGGGGCCCTAGACCGTGGTTCGCCGTTGACCCCCCGGGATTTTGGCCGGGCTAAGTGGGACACTGCCAACCCGAGTGAAGGAATCGTCATCTAATGGCACGGTCAGGAAGTCGTTCATGGACTGATCGAATTTGGCGCCTGTGGGACAGCGTGATTGACGGCACGGCTGACGCTGTGAACAGCCTGTTAGTTGACACTGCTGGAAACCCCATCGTGTCGAATGCGGCCCCGGCTAGTTCAGCTTTTGGTAACATTGTACGCCCGATCCACAACCCCACCCCATCTGATGACTTCATGCTTGCCGTGTCAATGGGACTCATTCCGGGTGTGTCCAAAGTCAACAAGTTTGGGGCAAACGTTGACAGTGCTAAAGACGTCGTAGAGGATGTGTGGGATGGCGGTGGAACTTACGTGTACCCCACGTCTGCCACGATGACGCACCTTAGTCAGACGGCTGACCAAGAGTTGATGCGTGGCGCGTTGATCCAAGGGCAGGGGCTTGATGAAAACTGGGCCCCCGTCATTCAAACCAAGGCGCTGGACGCGACCAACACAACGACGGCTGTGGCTTGGGACACTCCTATGGTTCGCACGTTTAGGATGAAAGTCCTAGCGAACGTAGTGTCTGCGTCTCCCATTCGTTGTCACAACGCGGCAGAAAACCAAGACTATGCCGTCATTAGTACGGGACAAAATCAAACACTGATGGCTTTGTTTACTACCCCGGTTAACACTACGAGTTTCATGACGAATTATTACTCCGATTTCACTATTGGTTTGGGTAAAGAACCGAAGGGGGTTGACTTCCACCTTTGGATGGCTGACCGGGCCAACGGGTGGGAATTCCAAATCAAACACGAACGGGGCATCCAAAAGGGTGCGGCGGGCCCCCAACATTTCTTCAAACCGTATCTAGACATTACGGAAAAAACGGACATTAGAATGTCGGCTCTTCCGTATGACAACCCCTGCGAAACCCACGCCGGATTCGATCTGATCGTGGTAGACAACAGCATTTGGAGCATTTAAATGCCGTATTCCAACAATACTGAACTCCCCCTTAGCGTCAGGAACGCCATCCCCTCCGAAAAGGGGCGGAGTCTGTTTCGTGGCGTTGTGAATGCCCGGTTGGCTATGGGTAAGTCTGACAGTGTCGCCTTTGCGGCGGCTTGGGGCGCCCTTCAGAATGCTGGATACGAAAAAGGCAAAGGCGACAAGTGGCTTAAGAAACGGTCCTTGAATGACGACATGTTCACCATGCCCGTCGAGGCTCAAGCCCGGTCCCAGGACATGGGTTTAAACGGCGCCATCCACGTGCACCAAACCGCTGACGGTATGGCCGCGTACATGCCGGGAAGCACCCACGAGGAATATTTGGCGGCTGTGGGCAACGTGG